TGATGTAAAATTGTTGATAATTGTTTCACTACCAATTTCAAAAGTTGGTTTTGTGAAATTTACGACAAGAAAAGTAAAACTTGAATTGCCTTCAGTGCCGCCATCTGCAAAGAAGTCTATTTGTCCTAACCAGCGAAAAGATCGTTTGGGTTCTAACTTTCCAGATGCCCAGAAACTTGTTCCTGCCATTTAACTCACCTTAAAATAATTAAGTTATTAACCCTTAAGTTGCTACGCCGTCACGTACACCAGTAGAACTAACACTACTAAGTAGTGTAGCATAATCATAGACAATAGTTAACTGATAATTTACTATATCATCGGAATCATAACTTACTTCTCCGAAGTTAACATTGGAAATAAATGGATTCCAAAGAGTCCACTCTTCTATGTCTTTTCCTGCGTCGTCTATTTGTCTTAGTTTAATGCCACCAAGGGAAAGATTAGCATTAAACTTGCTAATTGATCCTCTTGAGTTCTCATCAGTATCTGGTTTGTGATAACCAGAACCCTCTAAAACATTCATTAGCACTGCTGCAGCATCAGGAGAAGCGGGGTCAACTATAGTGACATTGATATCTTGCCACATAACACGACCGGGGTATTTAAATGTATGCTGAATGTACTTTACTTGTGGACCTCCTTCCATTTGGAAACTTGGTTTGCCACTGCTTTTTACATAGTAAGAAGCAATTGTTGCACCCATTTCTGGTCCTGCAAACTCCATTAGGAATCTGAAACTTCTTTTTGGTTCTAGTGTGTTGTTTGCCCAAAATGTACTCATTTAAATATTCTCCCCTTTATTATAAGTAGTGCCTTTAATTATTAATCATCAAAAGAAGCGCCAGAGTCTGTGATAACAAAATCAATTGCGATAAATTCAATTGCTCTAGTTGGCTTCAAGAAAATCTGTGCATACATGATGTTTCTATCAATCAAATCTGGTGTTGTTGTGGTCTCATCTAGTACTAGTTTGTAAGCATCTAGACCCAATCCTGCTTTAACACCCGCAAGGAATGGTTCTACCTGACCACGGAAACGGTTCCATGTTGATTGAACATTTTGGTCAAACAATAATGTCGCCGCGTATCTTGAAATTTGACGCTTCACATAAATGAGTAGTCGTCTTACATTAATTCTATCCAAAGCAGAAGGAGTAGATTGTAGTGTCTTTTGACCAAAGATTACAATACCCTCTGATGGGAATTGTGCAATTGGGTTAATATTGGCATCATATAATGAATCTCTATCTTTTGATACCAATCTTTCACGCACAGAGAGAACCGGAATACCGGCAGCGTTATTTGCTGAAAGACCACCACGAGTAAACCCTGCAGGAGCAAACCAAAGTTCCTGTGTTCTTTGCCCATAGGACATTGCACCAAGTGCCGCTATCGAAGGTGGTGCCCAAAGGACAGCACCGTTGATGGTATCCTGAATTTGCACCCAAGGATAGTAAGCAGCGCCGAAACTTGAATTAATTTGCAAGGTGTTCTTCTTGTTAGTAATTGTTTCAGTAACTGAACCCAATCTCTGCTGTACAGTTAGTGTGTTTTCTGTTTTTGGAACATATCCACCCTTAAGGTCAACAATCGCCATTGCATCACCGCGTGCTTCACACATGTCAATCAAAGATCTATTAAGTGTGTTGTTAGTAATACCGGGCATTGCTGCAAGGTCAAATTCTACTGCCTCTGGATCTCTTAAGGTATCAATTGCAATCTTAAGAGAGTTGTAAGCATAGTTATTTAATTCAGTTTGTGTAATTGTCTGATCTAAGTATGTATTTCTAAAAGGCTCTGCCTCTGTGATATCCATACCATCAAATCCACCATGAAGAACTGTTGTAAATCTATCACAACCTGCATCAAGTACAAGTTGGTAAGAACCAGTTCCACGAATATAACCAAGACCACTTCTCTCAGATGGTCTTGCTTGTCTAGCACCTGAAAGATAAACATTAGTACCGGTCACGACAGAATTTGTAGTATCCGTGTTGCACATATCATCCAAAGTGAAGACAAATGAATCTTCTGTATTTGCAGTAGTTGCACTCTCAGCAGAGGTGAAACTGTTTATACCTGCAGGTTTTGCACCGGTATAATCACCGATTGTCTTTGATGAAACTCCATTACGATTAAATGTAGTATCAACGCCAAAGTATACTGATCGTGGATCTGTTGGATTTCCTTCCGAAGCAGATGCACGCAAACGTAGTCTTGGAAATTCAAATCTAACATTTAGTGCTCCAGAAATTAGACTTAAGTCGGCAGCATCAAAAGATGTCGCTCCGGCGGCAGCGCCACCCGCGTAGAAGTTTCCAGCACCGGTAACTAGAGTGTTAGTGAAGGACAGTGCAGATGCAGTTGCCGCTTCAAATCTTGGAGGTCCAATCACACCGAATGGAAGAAGTGCAGGATTGCCTTTACCTTCAGAAATAATATCTGTCATTTCTACATAGACATACTTAGAGCGGTTGTTGTAATCACCGTATTCCTTGTATCTTCTTATTTCATCATCCCATTCTAGATACTTATCACCAATTTTTCTAGCAATATAGTTTTCAGAAGCGGGATTCAAGTTGCAGTTATTAAATTGCTCTATAATCTTTATGCGATTATCTGTGTCATCTACTGCTCTGAGCAGGACAGAGAAACTTCCATAATCATTAAAAGTATCTGAAGGTGCCTTAATGTCAGCGATAGATACTTTTAGATTTCTAGATGCCCAACGCCCTGTATTACGTGCTCTTAGACGGAACAGTTTAACTTGACTTGCGGCATCAAAAGACCCTGTTGAATTTCCTTCTGTGAGATCTTGAGAAATAAAATACCCTGTTCTAGAATCTGCAAAGTCTTGTCTCTTATCTGCCTCATAAACACCATTTGCATTTGCTAGAGGGATGATAACGCCATACTGATCGGCAGCGCCAGTTGTCAATGTAAGTAATACTTGATCTTCATATGTTTCACCTAACCAGTATCTCTCTAGATTTTCACTTGGAGTGATATCAGAGTTTGTAAGTGTTGGGTTAGTGTTGAAAACCTTACGAATAAAACGCTCTGAAGAATTTGTAAAGTTAAAAGTAGTTTCAATATCTGTTGTAACAGAAGATTCACCGCTAGAAATAATAACTTTAAACTCTTTATCTCTAGTTGCTCTAAAGACTTTGTTTGTACCAACCTGACCAGTTTTCTGATTAGTCGCAGCACTATAAGATGTACCGCCAGCAGTTGAACTTGATACAGCAGTACCAGAAAGTGAAACAGAACCTGTATTTAGATACCAAACCGCAGCAAGAGTACCTGTTGGTATTACTGCTGAACTTGATTGAAATACGAACAAACCATAAGCACCACCTTGAGTTCCTGCTGCTCCATAATCTGGAGATAATCTTGTAGTCTCCCAACCTGCTTCACCTGTATTAGCTTCAGCATCTGCATGTGCTCTACCCACCAATCTAATAAAAGTTACTGGTGAGTTATTTCTTAACCAAGCTTGAGCAGCATATGGTGCGTATGTTGGTCCAACAGAATTACCATTTCTAGAGATATCCGCACCTAATCCTCCTGGTGTTGGTGGACCAAAGACTTCAACAAATTCTTGAAAAGAGTTTACAGTTGTTGGAATCAAACCTGGACCCTTTTCTGAACGTCCAATAACTACTGGACCGATATCTCCTGGTGCTCTTGATACTTGGGAGTTGTCAATTTCGTTGACAAATACTCCTGGTGAGATAAATTTGAAATCTGATGCTGGCATTCTGTTGTCTCCTTTGTGAACAATTGTAATTGTTTCTTTATTAATTAGTGAGTTAAGAGAGTAAAAACCATTTTTGTTTATTCTCTATATTTTGATTTTCCGTTGCCATAATCAGGAATATCACCAAAGATTACTCTTTCTCTTGGAATCTTAACCTCTACGGCATTTTCACGTCTTATAATTTTAGGTCTTTCACCGTTTGGTGCCTCACCTATAATGTATCCCAAAACTTCAAAAGTTACTTTTGTTGTATAGTTTCTTTCATCTGTTCCCAAAGATGATACATTATTTGCTAAATTTAAACCTTCCTGCAAGAAAGCTTCATATCTATGTCCATTTTTTTCAATTACAAAATAACTTATTGAAGAACCCAAAGTGATAAATGGGGACATTAAATCATTCATTTGTTGAACATATTCGGTTCTAAGTGTTACTTCATAATTCATGCTGACATAAATAGGAAGTGGTACGCTCAATGTTTCATAAACAACCTTTCCTTTACTTTTACCTGGAAAGTAACCTTGTCTATTTGGTGTTCTTTCGACTGTATTAAACTTTTTAATATTGTCGGCAACGGTGAAATTGTTTGTTTTATCTTTTACTATTTTCCTTGCTATAGTTATTCTACCAAATCTATTATCTTCTGGGAGTAGACCACTCAAACCGTAATATTTACCTTTTCTTGTTTTACTTTTATTCATTGAGGTTCTTTCTATTGTTATTAAAGGCAAAATAAGAGTACCATCATCATCTCTTAAATCTTTATTATTTTTAGACAAATAAGAGCGTTCAGAAGATGCCCATATGATAGGAGTTTTTTTCCAACCTTCGTTGGTAATTGCACTATTGTTCATTTTATCATTGATAAAATCAAAAAAAGCAAAATCAATGTTTTCTAAAGTAGAGGGTTGTATCTCTTCTACGTTTATATTTTGATCTGCGTTTTCTACACCTCTGTATTGTGGATTATCCGGCATTAAAAGTTCCCTTACGTGCTTTAATACACTTTGCTTCTACTTCCATTTTATGGTCCACTTGACCAAAGATTTGCTTTGGTTCATTTAATTGAACAATTTCATAGTATGTTTCACCGTAGAGAACGAAGTCGCCTTCTCTTACAAAGAGGTCTTGATCTTCTGTTAGTCTTCTCTTGTGGAAATGAATAACAATAGAAGGTCTACGGTCGATACCTAGATTTGTTGTTTCTGTTGTGTACCCTTCCCACATTATAAGAGCATATACCCTAACTGGGGGCAAGAATGTTTTTTCTATTGCTTCTCCATAAAGTGGATGAAAGTTCGTGTGTTCCATGCTGATAGGGTAATAGAATATACCTTGACCGATAACACGCTCAATGAGTTCGTCATTGACTTGCTTTACAAAGTCTCGCTCTTTCTCACCCAGGAATAGCGGGGGTGGTGGAGCGTCTGGTTGTGTCCATTCGTTATCAGCCATTTATTATCCCACAAAAATCCGCATTGGGATTCTTTCTTGAACTTTATTTACCGCATCAGATAACTCAACATCACCTTGAGCGATCTTAGTATAAGTAAGTTCATCAAATATTGTTTTTAGTTCCTCGCGCAATTTCTCTTGTTCAGATTGTGCCTGACTTAAAAGTGCGGGACCATCAAGAGTAACACTATCGCCAGGAATTGGAATAGAACTTATCTTAGAGCGAATATTGCCCAGAGTTTCTTTTGAGAGAGCAAGAGCAAATCGTCTTATCCACTGCTTACCAATAGAGTTAATCTTTTGATAAGGGGTGTTCTCAAATGGTAGTGTGTTCATATTATTAATACCATCAACACCATTATCTGTCGTGCCTTCTTCTTTCCAAGGAGTATCGCCATCGACAAAAAATTCGATCCACATCTTTGCTGGACTGACCGTAACTGTATTAGGAAATATTCTTAGTTTGTTGTTTTTAATCTCAAAACTATAGTGACTGTTTCTTGTATAGATAGCATCTTCAAAAGCCATTGCCTGTGCTTTATTTTGCCAAGTTGGGACCAATTGAAAAGTACTATCATCAGCATATTGTCCATAACTTGCTAAATCACCAACTGTGTTAAGACCACCATAGTAACCATAGAACCTCCACATTGCTTGTGGTGTTTTATAATATACTTTTGTTACATTAATTCTGCTTCCACTTATAAGACCATAATAAGGTACAGACGTGTCGGTCACTGCCGAAGAAGAAACAATTTGTTGTAAATCATAATCTTGCTTTCCATCCACAGTTGTAAAAGATGCAGAATATATTGGAGTTACACCACCGAGACCCGCTTCTGTTGAATAACCATGACCCACTCGACGAGCATATTCAAACTTAAATTTGGGGAATTTTAAAGATACATCCTCAAGACCTGTTGTATCTTGCAGTTGCCCCTCTTCATTGAAAGAACCAGTTTTAGCACCCAAAAGATCACCAATTACGTTCTTTGCTTGGTGAATATTAAGAAGGTAAGAGTATTCCAAAACTGCTTCTTGGTAAGAAGAGAATACTTGCTCTTTTGTTAACTCGATATCAAGTACATCGCCACCTAATTTGTTATATGTGTAAGCAACTTGGTCCGCTGCTCCAGATAAGAAATAGCGATCAGAGGTGTAAACACTGAAAGGGAATGCTGCCGCTTCTGCTAATGCAGGAGTACTTGAACTTGGCAGTATTACTTTACTTGTTTGCGATGAAGGTGTTAGTGTGGGTTGCGCCATTTATATTTCTCCTCACTATAAATAGTAAGAGGATGTTCAAATGGCTTAGTCTGCAGATGGTTTAGTTTTTGCAGTTTTGGAGAAGAATGATTTCTGAGGTTTAGACTCCTTATCTTTTGAAGTCTGCTTTGGTTTGTCTTCAACAATTTTCTCTTCAACCTTTTTAACAGTCTTTTGTACAGGTTCTTTTGCTTGTTCTTTAACAACTGGTGCTTCTGTTGGGACTGCCTCTGCTGCAACTGCTGCTTTTTTTGCTTCAATTGCTTTAAGTTTTAGATACTTTCTCTTTCTTGGGTTCATTTAAATTTCTCCTTTATTATAAGTAGTTGTTTAAACATAAAAAAACCCCGCACCTCAAAGAAGCACGGGGTCGGTTTGATTAGGTTATGTCAGTAGAAATTAACTTCCTGACTCACCTAGAAGACCACGGCAGACGACAAGACCGTACATATCTGGACGGACCATCTTCTTAGCGTAGCGGGTCATGACACCCTTACGTGGCACGAAGTCCTCCACACCGAAGATGGTAGGAGTAACTTGGAGTGGCACGTATGGAGCGTAAACATAACCGCTCTCTAGGAATGAACCACCCTTACGACCAACGAGAACGAGGTTACGTGGGAAGTAAGGATCAACAAGAACGTCGTAACGCTTGCTTAGAGTACCAACATTCTGAGCACCTGCGGTACCCTTGTCAGCATCAGCAGTTACGTTAGCGCGGAAACCTGACATGAACTCCATGATTGAAGCCATCTCTGGTGAAGTGACGATAAAGTTAGCGCCACCACGTAGAGTCTTACGGTGAATCTGAGCGGAAACATCGTTGATGGTCTCGCCAAGAGTCTCGTACCACTCTGAAACAGTACCAGTGAAGTCTGGAGCGGCAGTTGAAGCACCGACCTCTACACCAGTTAGTTTGTTTACAAATAAACCTGGGCTACGTGACCAGTAGTAAGTACCAGCAGTTGCACCTTTTACGAGGTCTTCGACGATCTCACGGTCAATCTCAAGAGCGATTTGCTCAGAAAGGATTGAAGTAAGTTCGACCTCTGCATCAAGGTTGTGGTAAGCGTTGAGGTCTTGACCCAACTCTGGTGTCCACTTTGCCTTGAGTTTCTTGGTGATTGCTGTCACTGATACGGAATCGACTTTGAGGTTGATCTCTGGAATATCATCGTCGCCCTCAAGTCCCCATGCATCTTGACCAACAACTGCACCTAGAGCGGAAGCATTTGTTAGGTTATCGACGATTGGGAAAGTCAAACCTGCACCATCAATACTAGCAGTTAGTTCTTTTAGTGTACGAGTATCGGTTGCAACAATTGTAAGAACATCAGCAGTACCACGAGCAGGAGCAACACCAGCGTTCTTGTCAGCAATTGACTGACTGAACTGTGTCAAACGACGAACGTGACTCTCTGCGGCATTCAAACCAGTAAAGGTTAGTGAAACCAAGTCATCAAAGTTAAACTCAGTACCGTTAGCATCCGAACCAGTTAGAGATGCACGAGTAACCGCAACAACGGCGAATCTAGTTGAACCAGAAGCAAACGCAGGGTCAAAACGTAGAACAGAGTCAATATGATTTGCTTCTGCCAAACTAACAACGGTACCTGCGCCGCCGCCAGACTTATAAGTTGACTTTTGACCGAAAGTACCAGAGAAAAGAATTTCTACGTTTGTACCATCGAGATCCCCAGCAGCAACTGAAGAAGTTGGTGAAGAATAACCATTGGTTAGGTTGTACAACTGACCAGCAGCGGTACCCTCTGCACCGTTGAGATCAACACCACCGGTAATCTCTGAACCTACTTTTCCACCACCGTATAGTGAATCACCAGCGCCGAATCCAAGACGATCATCGGTTGGACTGTTAAGAGTGCCACCGAAAGTAAAGTCAAGGAAGAAGATAAGACCTGATGGAAGTGACATTGGTTGAACACTAACAAGGTCATTCGCAATAAGACCACCGAATACACGACGGACAATTGGGAAAGCAACAGCAGCGAAACCTTCTACATCGCCACCGCTCATTGATGATGCTGCCTCTTTTAGAAGCTGCTTTGCTTGGTTCTCAAGAAGACGCGCCATGTTGTTTTTCTCTACGTCGTTCTGAAGACCCTCAAGAAGACCGGTCTGCTCCCACTTGTTGAGGAGTGCCGCACCTTCCTTACGCATGTCGCGTGAAACGACACCTTCTGTAAGTTTTTGTAAAATAGACATTTTTAATCTCCTTTGTTTATTCTATTTTAATCCTGCCAAACGCTTCATCCTATCGGAGAATGCGTCTGTATTGGGTTTTGCCTCTTTACGAGGAATAAACGCTGAAGAGCTACGTTCTACAACTTCGTTCAGTGATTCTTGCTTTCTGGTCTTCTTAGACTTAATGCCCACTGCACTTTGAAGAGTTTCAAAAATGATTTTTGCTTCTTCAACACTAGTTGCATTTGAGATAGCTTCGACAATTTTATCTTTTTGTCGCTCATTCAGGGAGATGCTATTTAAAATGCGGTTTTGGTATAACAACTTAGCGTTAGTTAAGTTGCTCTCATCCAGCTTTTCTTTAAGCTGTTCAATGACTGTGCCATACTTTTCTACTTTGTTTTCTAACAACTGGACTTTGTTGTTCATTTTCTTTTGCTCTCTTAGGAGAGTTTTGTTCTTTTTTTGAAGGAGTTTAGACTCTTTTAAATCAACGCCTCTGCCTTGGAGAATATCCGCTTTAGTGACCTTACCGTCGCCTGTAAGATCGGGAAATGACTTCTTCTTTTTCTTTTCTTCGATCTCTTCTGTCTCTTCAACTACCTCGACCTCTTCAAGAGCCTCGGCAGCAAGTTCATCTGCCTCTGCCTCTTCTGCGGCAACAGGGGCAAGGTCGGGACCAAGTTCATCTTCTTCCTCGGAAAGAAGTTCAGCGATAACCTCTGCTAGTTGTGCTTCGTCGATATCAATTTCTTCGTCTAACTCAACTTCTTCTTTCATTTGACCAGTGATGGCAGCAGCAAGTTTTTCATCGTCAATCTCGATTGTTGCCTCATCTAGATCATCTTCCTCTTCTAAAAGATCGTTAATGTCCTCATCGAGTTCAATTTCCTCATCGAGTTCTTCTTCAGTTAAAGCAGCAATCTCTTCAGCAACTTCTTCACGCTCAAGCATATCAGCAGGGTCCATTGTACCCTCTTCCATTTCTTGTGCCATCATCTCTTCAAGTTGATCTAGGTTGATTTCTACAATATCATCCTCTTCTGTTAATTGTGCTGAAGGTAGGTCATCTACTAAAGATACGTCGCCCTCGCCATCTACAACTAAACCCGCCTCTTCTTCTGCTAAAGGATCTTCCTGCTCTAAAATGGCATTAACAGCCTCTTTGATTTCAGATTGATACTTCTCGATTACTGCTTCTTCAGCAGTTCTTTGAGCAGTTTCTTTTAGTTGCTCGGCATCAATAATTGCTTGCTCTAACATTGAGGACATACGAATCTCCTTTTATAACTAACATTAATTAGTTATCAAATTACTAAAAACCTATTTTTACCTTTGTTCTTCGCGGAGTTGGCGCTCTCTGTGAAGTTTCTGAAGAAGTCTTTTTTTTCTTTCTTTTTCTCTTCGTCTTTTAACCGAAGGTTTTTCAAAGCGTTTTCTTGCTAATACACCTTCTATAATTCTTTCGTTCTTTACTTTTTTACTAAAACGTTTGATCATTTTTTCTACTGGTTCGTCTCTGTGTCTTGGTTTTACCTCGACGTGAACTGGTCTTTTCTTTCCCATAATAACCTCTATATCATTTTGGACCAATCACGGTTAGCGATTGCCATAATACCTTTAATGTCCACACCTGGGTCGTCAGACGCTACGCCACTTAGTGCTCCTGCCTGACCGTTGGAGGGATCTGCTGCTTCCTCTATTGGTTGTGTTCCTGCAAACACGTCAATACCGAAACCAGCAGCATCTAGTAGTTTTCTTTTTTGTGCCTTCATCATTTCAAACTTTTGTTCTTGTAGTTCTTGACGCTGTTGTTGCATGAGTTTGTTCTCTTGCATTTGGGGTCTTTGTTGAACTACTGGTTGTTGGATTGGTTGAATACCCTTTACAACCTCTGAAATGATACTAGATAATAAACCTTTCTCTAAAAGAACTTCATTTAGACATTCTTCTACGATAGGTTTAATAACTGTTTTTAGTTGTGATTTTTTCATTTTAACCTTTTAAGATTTCATTTAGCGAGCGATTGATTCTATCACCCTTGGTAAAAAACTCTTTTGATTTATTCTCAGCCATTTGAAGTTTAATCTCTCCCCTATGTGGTTCTAAAACATAAGCACCAGGAGACGAAGGTTCTGACACAGCGTCAAAACAAATAAGTTGCAGATCGTCCTGAACAACTTGAACTGAGTTTCCATATTCATCACGACCTTCTTGAAGTGAACCCATTGCCCTTGAAGAGAAACCAAAAAGAACGCCACTTTCATAAAGACCACGTAGAATATCCCCAGAGGGAGTCTTAAGGACTTTGATGGTCCCTAAGACACTATCACCATCCCACCACATTCTTGTGACCATGTGGGAGGCGTTTTTTAGATTAATAACTGAATCATCTGGGTGATCACACTCACCAAGAGCACGATTTTCTCTAATCAACTTTTGATAGTTTTCGACTTCACGTTGAAGAACGTCACGAGGATAAGTTCTGCCATTACCATTCTTAACATTACATTGCTGTAACTTAGCAGGAAAGACAAGAAAACCTTCAGTAATCATATTCTTCTCGCCTTCGGTTAGAAGGTCACGACATCCTCTATCGTCGCATTTAAGTTCAAAAAATTCTCGTAAAAGTTGTTTAGTCATTATTACTCTTCCAATGCCGCCAAAGTATTTACAGCTTTCTTGGCATTCGTTACTCCACCTTTTAATCCAGATATTGCCTTCTTATATGCCGCCTTTTGCTCGTCAGGGATCAGATCCATATTTTTTTCTGCTTTGGCAACAACATTTGTCAAGTATTTAATACCTAAATTTAAATCACCAGAAAGTGATCCGGTTTTATAAGTTTTAGCAATTGCTTGACCAGCAGCTTTGATTCCCGCACCTGCTTTTTTTGCAAGGTTTCCTAACCCACTAAAAATGCCCTCGTCGATTTCACCTTCTTCGACCATTGTGGCGATTTCTTCATTTATAAGTTTTCTTAATTGTGATTCAGTTAATTTCATCGTTTGCTCTCCTTGATAAAATGTGAGCGGGCGTTACCCGCTCGTTTATTGATCCGCTGCAGCAGCGACGGACAGGTTGAAGTTTCCACTTGGAAGTCCACTCGTTACGCATAATTACTCCTTCTGGTTTATTTTCAAACCAAAATCATTCACGAGCATCGCTAATAAATAACTCGTCCCAGAGGATAAACACCCTAAAAGAAAAGCATTTATTAAAATGTAATCAAATGTAAATAGTTCTGTATAGGGGTTTATGCTCCATAAAAATACTCCCGCCCAAAAACCGAAGCACAGAGGGCACTTGAAGACCTTGCCCCAGAACCCTGCTTTTTCCATTAGTGCGCGGAAGCGTTCAAAAATAGACCCATAGACAACAATCATTGTTAGACCATAGGCACATAAAACAAAATGTAATAGATTCATTTATTCCTCGTAGTAATAACCGACAAGACCGTAGGCAGCAGTTGAACCTGGATAGGTGTTTACTGTGCCTTGTCTTGGTTCGTGTGGGACTTTGCCTAAACGGGTGGTGTCTTCGTCAGAAGGTTCTGTTAGAGACTTATCAAAGTTATTTTCATAATCTTTGTAAGCTCGGACAGAAGGTGCTTCTTCGTGAAGAAACTTTGCTATTGAATAAACAGCAACGTCAACAGGACTTATTTTGTCTTTTTGTTTTTCCTCTGGGATAAGCATTGTGCTTTCCAAAGAACCAAACACATTTCCTCCCCTTGTTTTGGAAGGATCAACAACGCCGTGTTTTCTCAACCACTCGAAAAGTCTAGACTGTGTAGCATAAATATGATCGCCATATTGATCTTTTGATAGGGCGAAGATTTTGTTTTTAGAAGGTGAAACCATAATGTCTATGTCTGGGTGATCAAAAATCATTATGTCTCCCGCCATAGTCTTTCTTGCTTTAAGTTCGACAACCGCATCTGGTTTGTCAATCTTTATTTCTAGTGGTTTGCTATTGTCTATTACAATCTTCATTATGCTATAATCTCTTTTTCAAGTTGTTGGATTTGTAGAACCTTGTAAAGAACGTCTTTACTGATTGGTTCGTCTTTGATACTCTCTAGAATATCGTGTACTTTTAGGAGGTTTTCTTTTATAGTCTCGTCGCTTTGTGTTTCTTCTAGTGTTTGAGCGTTTGTAACAACTTCTTTTAGACGACCAATTTCCTCACTTAAAAAGAAGTTAAATTCCAAACCGTTATCGGCAAATGAAGAAATGTAGTTAGAAAGTAGTTGCTTTTGGCTCTCAAGTAGTGTAGAGTAAGAATCATTAAATCTTTTAGTAAAGGTCTTGACAACCAGCGAAGACACTTGTGGGGTTTGTGTCTGCTCTGCTGGTTTAGAAGTAAGGCGCTCTACTATCTGTGTCTCAAGAAGAACTTTTGTTTTTGGTCCGTCTGTGGTTCCAAAGATCTGTGCGATAGTCGCAAGATGCTTGTAATTTGGAACAAAGTTGTTAAATACATCTTTGGACAACTGTCTGTTAATCTTTGAGATAGCAACGCTTTGCTCTTTGAAAAGTTGCTCTTGATTTACTCTGGTGTGTTGGGTTTTTGT